CAACTGCGCTATCCGTGATACCTGCTACCGCTACACAGCCAAGGCCAATGAGTACCGACAGGCGTATGCGGAGTTTGATACGTTCTTTGTACACAAGCCGTGCGAAAAATACATTCAGGTATATCCAGTTGATAACGCTGAGATGCCACCACCAGATTCAGGATTTGCGAAGCTATGAAACCAATCCAAGTTGCAAACCTTCTGGCGGTTATGAACATGCCACAAGAAGCTGAGTGCATCGGAAGGATGATCGCTCAACTGGACTACTACATGAACGAAAGCAAGTCACTGCAAGAAGACTTGGTTCGCATGACGCATCGTGCTGTCCGCGCAGAGCAATGGATTCGTGAAGCACATGAACTGTGCGAAGCAATCTCGCTCGGCGTGATCTCGCGCAACAACGCGGAGAACTTGGCTGGCGAACTGGATGTGGCGATGAAGCAATTGTTTAAGGAAATAGCATGAACAGAGATACAAGTGATCCAGCATTCCCGCATCCAGATTGCGGGCATGGTCGCGCGGTCTACCCCGGAATGACACTGAGAGATTACTTTGCAGCGAAAGTTATGCAAGGAATGTGCAGCGTAACTGGCATCGACTTCGGCACACACGCAGAGGCCGCAGAGATTGCATACGCAATGGCAGACGCCATGCTGAAGGAGCGGAACAAATGAACCTAGACCAAATGTGCGATGACGCACGAGCAAGATTGAAGCATTCGATCCACACGCGTTGCGGGATTGCGAAGAAGGCGATCGCTGATTCGTTTGAAGTAGCGCGTGAGGATCTGCGCAAGCGAAGCGAGTTCAGGCTTGACACGAGCGGAGAGTTTGGGATTGGCGTTGGGCCGTCGCAATGGAGCCGTGCGATAGAGTACGCAGCAAACGGCGACCTCGTTTGGTACGACCAAGGCAGAGAAACCATGAGGATTCGTGCAGCATGAAACCACCGATCTCACTTGAGCGCTATCGCATGTGCGTGCGCCACATCTATCAGGCGCTGAAAGATTCCGACGGGATGACGGCGCATGAGCTGGAAAAACTCACGGGATTTCCACGGAGCACCATCATGCTCGCGCTGAACGACAACCTGCTGTTCTACGTCGACCGCTGGAAGCTGACGAATCGCGTGTGCCCCACGCAGGTATGGATGAACTCGGATGTGACGCAGCACGAAGACTGCCCACGGCCAGATCAATTGGAGGCGGCATGAATGTACTGACGCTTGACGACATAGCTGCGATGCTTAAACTGTCACGTTCTCATGTGCGGGATGTGATCGTGAAGAAGCAGGAATTTCCGAAGCCATTGACCGGAATTCGGAAGCCGAGATGGGATGAATCTGCTGTTGTGAGATACTTGAAAAGCGTTCAAAAAGCGAACATTCATTAGTTCTCAGAGACGTTTCGATTCATCTCTCCGGCACCACTGTATAGGTTTACAGTGGTTTATCTCTGTTTTTGGTAGCATTCATCCTGTGGTGTTGGCATAGGTCGTAGAAACCTTTCCGAACACAAATAGCGTACAACGTGCGAACAGGAGGGATGCATGGCATACATCGGAACTTTCCGAGACGGATGGCGCGCTCAAGTGCAGCGCAATGGACAGCGCGTGTCCAAGACATTCAAGACGAAGCGAGAGGCTCAGGCGTGGGTCAACAAGGTGGAGGCGCAGACGGCTCCGCTGATCTCGCATGGACTATCCAAGGCGATCACCCGATATCTTGAAACCGTCAGCCCAACGAAGCGGGATGCGGTGGAGTGGGAAAAGCGCAGGTTCGATTACCTGCTGGAACACTTTGGGGATGTGCCCTTGTCGCAGATAGATTCCCGCCTGATTGGGGAATGGCGCGACAAGAGATTGGAGACGGTCACCGGATCGACAGTGATGCGCGAGGTGGGACTCTTCCGGAATCTGTGCCTGATCGCCAAGAAGGAATGGAAGTGGATCGACGTCAATCCGTTTGACGGGGTTCGCTTGCCGACCGTGAACCAGCCGCGTCGCTCAACGTGGAACTGGCGTCAGATCAAGGTGATCTTGCGTGCCGGTCAGGCGTCAGGCGGAAAGATCGGCGAGACGGTTCGCGCTTTCCACATCGCCCTGCGCACCGGCATGCGGATGCAAGAAGCGCTGATGGCACCGCAATGCCTGAACCTTTCCACCCGCGTCGTGACGCTGCCATCCACAAAGACGTCACGCATTCCGGAGAAGGTTCCTCTGACAAAGCAAGGTTTCCGCCTCATCGCTGCAACAAAGCCGTTCACCGTTGGCGCGAACGAGGCGTCCGTGCTGTTCAGCAAACTGTGCTCCGACAAGATGATCAAGGGTTTGCAGTTCCGCGATTCGCGGGCAACAGCATTGACGCTGCTGGCGCGCAAGGTGGATGTCATGACGCTAGGGCGCATATCCAGACACAAGAATCTGAATATGCTTTTGCGAATTTATTACAGAGAATCGGCCGAGGATATTTCCAAGCGCCTCTAGCGCACCAGATCCATGTCCGCGCGTTCGGATTCGTTCGCGTGGGCATTGAACTTTTTGCGCTGTTGAGCTGAGAGTCCATCCTTCGGGTTCTGCAGATTGCGGATGATCAGGTTCACTTCCTTCGGTGTGTACTGGAGTTTCTCCAAACGCGCGCGGGCAGCATCCTCATCGCCGTACTTCAGATCGCGCTTCACTTCCTCCAAGGCGTACTTCTTGGAAGCGTTCATGCGATCCTCAGTCTTCTGATTTACAGCGCCTTCCGGGCCGCGTGGATGGCCTTGGCTGACCGTGAAGCCAGTCATGTTGCCTGCCAGCTTGTCCTTGTCTAGCTGCGTTCCTACGCCGCTTGCGACGTCCTTGGCAGTGATTAGCTGGTCAGCAGGAAGCTGCTTGCTTGCAAGGAACTTGGCCACGTCCATCGCCTTGTGGATCATGCTGTCGTCTGGATCGTAGACTGGCGTGCCGTAGCCGGTCTTGTCGTTTGTTACCAAGGACTTGACAGCGCCAGCAGCGGGAGACAGCTTCTTGCCCAGCGTTTCTGCAGGATGCATCGCCCATCCGTAGATGTCTTCGACGACCTTACCTGTAGGCAGGCGCATGTACTCGTGACGGCCGGAGTTCGGTTGTGCGCCCATGTCCACGCGGTCGCGCTTGTCGGGCTCATTTGCCCATGTGGACGACAGGCGGTACGGGTTGTACGCAGTCATCGACAGCGGATGATCTTTGAGGTTCAGCCACATGTCGGCCGCGCGCTTCTGATATCCGGTAAGTCCTTCTGAGAGCTGAGTCTTCCAGTCGGAATCCTTGTTGCGCTTCCACCAGTCTTGAACCAGCGATGTGGCAATGATGGTCGCAGCGAAGTCCAGAGCCAGTCCGGTCATCGCCTTACGCTTGGCGTAAGACATGCCGATCTTGGCCGCAGATCCAGATGCGTTTGACACCAGCGTGGCTTTCAATCCAGACGGCAATCCGTAGAGAACGTCCTTCACGGAACCGATGTTGCCCATGTTGAAAGACTTGGAGAACAGCAAGACGTTCAGGAACCTGTGCATTGCCGACGACATGTTCTCCCGGCCGACAGCGCCAGAGTAGCGGTTGGCAATGTGCGCGGCCACGATCTTCGCAGTCTCCTCATCAGCGCCCTTCTTCAGAAGCGTGCTGTACACATCCTTAGCAATCCCTGCCTGCAAGTCGCCAACGCGATTCCACAGCAGCGTGTTATGCCAGAAATCTCCAGCCACATCGATGCCTGACTTGACCTTGTCGCCGAGTCCGCCCTTGATGGTGTTGCCGATCTTCTGCGCACCAAGACCGATCCAGCTTTCGTTCGGATCAAGCCATCCGCCTTCCTTCCCAATTCCCCGTGCAATATCGCCGACGTCCAGCATCTGGTGCTGGCCACCGATCGGAACCATACCGGCACCGATCATCTCCTTCATGAACCCGGTGTCGCGACGCACTGCTGCGCCCTTGACGTACAGCGCCGGAAGCTTCAGGCCAGCGTAGGCGAACGCGCGTCCAGCGATCACAAGTTGGTGAATCATCGGCGAGAACATGATGGCCGACATCGACTTCGATTTCAGCAGCATGAACGCCTTGTAAAGATCGCTGCTCTTCTCAGACAGGATCGCCTTGAGTGGGCCTTCGAACTCTTTCGAGATGTAGATCGGATGCTTGTCGAAGATGATGTTTCCGTCTTGATCCTTGACGGTTTCCCACTTGCCGTTGACTTCCTGCAGACGTGGCTTGAATGTCTGGAACGCAGGATGGTCCAGAGTGAAGTAGCCTTCCTTCTCGTGCGTTACAGCAAAGTCTTCGCCGACTGCGTAGCCGATGTCCTTGATCTGGTTCACCAGCTCACGTCCGGCGATGGCCTTCTCCAGCTTGGCCATAGCGAGCGGCATCGTGCGGATGTCGCGCACCAGCATGCCGCCCATCTTCGCCATCGCAGCTTCCGTCTCGTCGGCCGTCAGGTACTTACGCTGCTTCAGGTTCGAAGACGAGGTTGTGAAGTTGCGGCCGGTTCCATTGCTGGACGAGTCTGTCTTTCCAGAGCCAGAGACGAAATCTCCAGAAGCAGGATCGACCATCGCCATCATGCGCGGCGTCCAGTACGGAACGCCGTCGCCCTTGAACATGCCTACATCCTTGGCGCGCTGCAGCAATTCCTCGCCGTACTTGTGCATCATGTCCATCGCTTGGCGCTCATCAGGAGCCAGCGTGTCGAGCCCTTTTCCTGCCGTGGATTGGCCAGTGCTCAAGAGTTCATTCTGCTCGTCGGCAGCATTGAACATCTTCATGCGCTGAGCTTCAGTGAAGTTCTCAGTCAGGAACTTGTCGATCTGATGCCACTGGTACTCTGCGCGGCGCGAGTTGTTGATCCACTGCTGAGCGATGGCGCGTGCACGCTCAGATCCGCCGGACATAGGCGCGACCATTCCGTAGATGCCAGACTTGCCGAGCTTGTCGTCGATTAGATCTGAAACGGTGTTGGCTGCGTCGTCGAAGCGCTGGCGCAGAGAGTGACGGATGTCAGAGTCTTCGGGATTGAACTCGCCGTTGTTTCCGGTGGCGGATTTGATTTGGGTCGACTTAAAAGGAACAATGTGCAACGTGTCTCCTGCAATGCCATTCATTCCTTTGAGTTTGATGCCGCCGAATCCACGCTTGCCACTGCCAAAATGCAGGTCGGCATCCATAATGACGCCGTCATAACCAGCCTCTTCGGCAATTTCTTTGAAGATTGCCCCGGAGGAAAGGATCTCTCCATTGTCATCATAGGCATCGGTGAAGCGCTTCAATGCAGAGTTAAAAACCTGATCCATGCCAATCGATTCACCATCCTCGGTGATGTCTTGGATGTGCCGGTCAATGTCAATTCCATATTGATCTGCCACAGTGCGTGCGGCGTCGATCCAATCCACAAGAGTGCCGCTTTCATTGATGACGTCACCGTCTTCATTTTCTTCGCGCTCGTATGTCAAATCCTTGCTTCGTCCAGTAGTGTCTGCGGGGTTGTCAAGGCGCACATACACCTTCATCATCAAACCTTCGCTGTCACCCTTGAGCGCCATGGTGGCGGCATGCTTGATGGCTAGTTCAGCATACGCATCTTTGAGTGCATCAAATTTCCTACCATCAAAATCATCGACATTGATTGATGGCTCATGGGCCTCGAAGTAGTCTCGCAATACATCTCTTGCATACCAATTGTCATCCTCGAAGTTTTGCCATATCTGATCTGACTCTCGTGCGATGCGCGATGTTAGATCGGGCCCAACTCCGGCGTAGTTTTCCGACGCATCGGATGCTGTGGTTGTGAAGTACGGGCCATCTCCTAGAAAGCCTTCTTTTGATCCCTGACGCTTAAAAATGCTTATGTCTGAGTGAGTAGTTCCGTGGAATGCAGAAAATACTGCAGCTCCGCCTTCATATCCAGCAGCACCGTCGTGCACAACAGGAAGGTTATGTGACCAAGCTTTGAACTTTGGCGACTCCTCTTCCTTGCGCGAGCGCTGCACAGGTTCTTCGCTCGGCTGAATCTTGTTCTTGTTGAGAATGATCTTCCCGTCTGCGCCGCGCTGAAGAACCACGGGAGCCTTCTTTTGCGTGACAACAACAGAAGATGTGTCAACATTCTTGCGAACTTTTCCGTACTGATTTATACTGTAGCTCTCCGACGAGACAGGGGATATGACGGATTCTTTCAGCGTTTTGAGAATCTCGCGCTTAATGTTGAACGCTTGCTGAGTGCGTTCTCCGCCAACAGTGATTCCAGTGGCGGACGTCGGAGCACTAAATTTACTTGACATGTCTGCCAACGTGCTTGGCTGAGATGTCACAACACTCCAGAATTTCTTTCCTTCCGAGTCGCGCTGTACTTGCATCACAGTCATGCGCTGCATCTCAGGAGAGAACAGATACACCTGATTTGCGTCGTTGTCCGCGTAGACCGTGGATGCACTCAGGATGCCGCGAGTGATGTCGCGAGTTGCGCGCTCCACCTCATTGGCCGATCCATCTCCAAGCTTGGGCGTGTCATATCCACGACGATTCGGATCTTCATTCCTGCGACCGATGCGATGCTCGACTCCAGCCTGCGCAAACTTCTGACTCTGATCATCGTTGTGATGTCCGACTCGAATGCGGATAGGCATCGTGGCGTATTCGCGCTTGATACCATCGCGCGCAAAAATAATCGACGGCATCTGCGCAACCTTGCCGCTTCCGTCATTGAAGTGACCTTCGACTTCCGGAACTAGGTAGTTGTCTTCCTCGCTCTTTTCGGTCGGGCCTTCCTTGCGTGCGAACATGGGAAGTCCATCTTCCGCAGTCTGGCGCATCTTGTCGGTGATGTCGAAGCCGGTTTGTTGTGTGCTTCCATCTTCCTTTTTGGCAAACCTTTTTAGCACTCTATTGGCCGAACTTTTATCGTAACGATATGCCTCTGACTTATCTTTCACCCATCCTTCATCCGTCAGCCATGATCCGGTTGTCCTGTCTCCAACGTTATAGCCACCCCACTTTGGAGCCTTCTCAAAAAAGATCTCTGATTTTTTGGCTTCAAGTGAAGATGTAATAAGCTTGTCTCCACCCAACTTCGGCAGCAGCTTCTTGACGGCATTGGGTACGATGCTATCGTAGAAAGTGGTCATACCTTCTCCGCCGACCTTCAGGCCATCGCCATTTAACCTATGCAGGTCGGCCCCGCCAGCAACTTTCTTAGGCTTGGAATCAAGCAACTTCTGAGCTGCTTCTTTGCCGATGTGGTCTTCCAGTGTTTGATCTGTGACTGGCTTAGAGTGAATCACAATGTCGTCATCATGACCAAATGCACTCAACAATCCATCTCCAGTTGAAGGATCTCTGTGATACTCAACGGACGATATTGACTTGCTCAAGTCATACCGTTCAACAGATTGCTTGCCATTCACAAACGCCACGCGGTCATAGCCCTCGTCCACAGCCATCTTGATGACACGCTTCAGTGCGAGATTGAGCCAGCCTTCGGTCTTGGTGACAAATGGGGCGGGTGGAAGTCCAGTCTTGGCGTTGCTCTTTCCTTCGTCCGCTTTAGCTTGGGCTTGCTCTTTAGATCCATAGCCACCAGAGAAAGTGCCATCTTCCCAATTAACTTTCCATCCACCAAATCCATCCTCCGCAACGGTGCCTGACATGCGCTCTGTTTCTGGTGACGCAAACCCACGCTTCTTTCCGTCCTGCCCCCAGTCGGACTGCAGCTCTTCCACAAACAGCACGCGCTTGCCATCGGCATCAGTGCGGTCGTTCACGCGGATGTGGGCGAGGACGTTGGGTTGATCCCAATGGTTGGATTTGTAGTTTGTCTCGGCATCAAACGCTTTTGACAAGCTATCACGCTCTCGCTTTGCAGTCTTTGCTTGCTCGCTTCCTTGGCCGTACTCTTCGACAGCATCTCTCCATGCCCTGTTTGCATTCGCAAGTTGTGCGTTAATCTTGTCGCGTCCGCTCGGCAACGTAAGCAACACCTCGCGGTAGTTCTCGCCGCCGGGTAGGGTGTATTGGCTGTACTTGGTTTGGTTGGTGTTTCCAGTCGCATCACTTGCATCGTTCTCGGCGCGGATCAGGCGCTGGAACTCTGCATCCTCAGCGTCTGTTCTGTCGACGTTTTGCTCAAGCTCATCAAGTCGCTCTTGCATTTCCTGCGTGAAGCCCTTCTTGTTGCCGAGCTGCGTCTCATGCACCTGCACACCGTTGCTCTGCAGGAACTCTTGAACCTGCTGCTTTGTGACCTTGCCCTGCTGCATATCAAGCCAGTCGTTTAAGCCAGTCCATTCAACTTCGTCAGCTTTCACAACGCCCTTGTTGATCAATCCACGGATTGCGTCCTTCCATCCGGAAGGCGGATTTGCAGACGCATTGATTCCATCGACGCCGCGCTTGAGAGCTGAGTAGAAGCCGATTGGGGAGACGTCGTCTTCCTTGCGGGAGTACAGCACAGGCGTGTCGATCTTGTCCGGCACATTGACGTCGCCAGCAATCGCTTCGTGCGTGATCGCGGCGCGCGCCAAAGTAGAGCGCGACAGAGACATGGCGCGTGCGTCCGGAGAATCGAGCACACCTTTGACGATGGACTCAGCGCTCGATCCGTCGTTGTGCACGAACTTGCCAGACGCCATGTCGTAGCGGATGTCCTTGATCTGCGGGAAGAACTCAGCCACGTTGCGAGCGATGGCCAACGCAGTGCGAACCATGTTGCGCTCGTGATGCTCTGGCTTTGTTGCGCGCTCGTTCCATCCGTAGATGCGTTGGCCGATACCGGGCTGCATCGTCTCGGGTTTACCAGAGCGCAGCATGCCGGAGAACATCTGCTCCGTGCGGCGATAGTTGTTCACACCCAGAAGACCTTGCGGATCAGCCTTGATCTGCGAGCGGAATGCGTTGGCGAACTCTTGTCCGATCTGATACACAGGCTTTCCAGCACCAGAACCTTTCTCAAGATCCTGCGTGTGCATCACGACTTCGCGCTCGCGTGGGTCGTACTGAATCACAGCTTTACTCACTGCGCCAGTCTTTGTGTCAGTAATGCGCAGCGTCACGCCGTCGCCGTACCATGTAGCCTCGTCCGGGCCGAGCTTCGATGCATTGATCTCGTAGCGTCCAGCGAACTTGTCGGCGATGCTCTGTGCAACTTCGACTGTGTTCTTTCCGGATGGCTTGATGTCCTTCGTGAACTCAAATGCGTCGGGGTTCTTGGCTATCTTGTTCCAGACATCGGCCACGCGAGAGCGAGCCTCTCCGGGAACTGCGGTGTACAGATCGAAGCGACGACGCAGCAGATCGGCCTGCGCAGCGAAGCGCTTGTTCCAATCCATCTTCGCCTGCTCTGTCATCTTCTGCATGCCATGCGGCAGAGCTTGGCCACGGGCAGCGCGATTCATATCTCGTACGGGCGAGTTTCCAGTTTCCGGATTACTCAGGACGGGAGATATCGTGTCCTTGACGTTGGCCAGATACTCCGTGCCGTTCACCTTGAAGCGAGCGAACTTTCCGCCATTCGTGTGAGGCTGGTATTCCAGATCCGGGTACACGTTCTCAGGATGAAGCCCAGCGGACTTGATGTCCTTGTCTTTGACAGATCCGAGATCGACGGTCTTTGCACCAAGAGGCGCAGGCTTGGCTTCCTTGACACCGTACATTTCATCGGCGAGTTCTGCCTTGATCTTAGCTGCAACCTCAGCGTCAGTAAGGTGGTAGTCCTTGTCTGTGACGTCGTAGTGGTCGAGGTTGAATGCGCCTAGCTCGTCGAAGTCTTTTTCAGACCGGCGTACAGACGAGTCATTCTGTCCTGCATCTGCTGCCTTGTTTCCGGCTTCCTTGATTCCAGCTTTGCTTTTTCCAGAGCTTTCTTGAACTCCGGACTCACCGATTCCTTCGCGCCATTTGTCGAAGATTCTGGAGTCGATGTAGTGCTTGAGTGCTGTTGCATGGTCATCCCCAATTTTACGTCCGGCCTCTTCCGAAGCCAAGCGGATTGCTTGCTTGAGTTCTTCTGCGTTCTTTGGCGCAGGAAGTGATTCAACGATTCTCTGCGCTGCGTCATTGGCAATGTACGAGCGGTAGTCATGAACTTTGTAGTCCGAGTCGCCGAACATGTCCGACAGAACTTTGTCGTGATAGCGACGAACTGATCTGTCTGCGACATTGAACAGACGATCTCCACCCATGCGCGCCTGCAAGTCCTTGGCCAATTGCGGATCAATGAAGTGATGTACTTGCTGCACGCCGGACTTGCCACGGAAGTTGAACGAGACAGTGTCGCCGTTTATGGTGACGTGCTCCGGCTTCAGGTTGGATGCGCCGTACGTCGGCAATCCGTCGGTCAATCCATCTCCTCCAATGCGGAAACCTGTGCGCGAGATGAGGCGCATCACTGCTGCCGCCTCGTTGCCAGAGTTGGCATCCGTGTCAAAACGATCGAGGATCGATGGGTGATGTTCTTTCAGTCGTCCGAGCCGTTCCCACTTTGCTGTGAGTGCAGCATCGATCTCTTCCGGAGTTTGCTTGCGAGACAGCATGACGCCAGAATCGTGCAGATCTTTTGCGTACGGAGATTCTGTCTTTCCAACGCGAACGCCATCAGGCATGACGGTCATCTGCTGGACGCCAGATCCACGAAGTGCATCAGCAATTGCTTCATGATCTGCACCGTGGAACGACACAGTTCCATCTGAATGCTCACGCATCTGCACAGGATTGCGCAGAGAAAGCAATGCGTCCTCAACGATGTCCTTGGCGCGCTCAATGCTCTGGACGTGCTGGTCTATCTTGCGGGATTGCGCGTTACCACCACTGCCGAGAAAGTTCTTCTTGGCGTTGGCGATCATGTCGCTCAGGAACTTCAGCCAGTCTTGCGCAAACTTCTTGAAGCCGATTGGATCTTTGGCTGCGATACGATTGACGAAGTCAGGGTCGTTCATCAGCTTACCCATCAGGTCAGCCTGCATCTCCTCGTGAGTCAGGTCTGATCCGACGTGCTTCTTGACTTCAGCGTCTGCCGCCTTCTTGACGAATGCTGCAAGATCAGCGCCCTGCAGTCCTTGCTTCTGTCCTTCAGCGAGTGCCGCGTCAGAAGCCGCCATGACGTCGCTCTTGTGCAGGAACTCGCGGACGTACTCCTGCTTGCCAGCCAGAGTGAACTCAGAAAGAAGATTATCGATTCGATCGGAAAAACGCTGCGCCGGAGTGTTGGTCAATCCATTCTTCGTGTCGATTGCGGCCGTGCGCTTGAGTGAGTGAAGAACTTCGTGCCATCCGGTAGAGCTGACAGGCATCGTGGGGTCACCGAGATTGATGACCGTGTGCGCCTTGCCGCCTTCGATGAAGGACAGTCCGTTGTCCTGCGCCTTGTCGTTGACTAGATGAAACTGCTCTGGAGGAAGTCCGGTGACGGATGAGATGAGACTGACAATGTTCTCGCCGCGCGTGCGATCCTCGCCATGAACTCCGGCATCATTGAATGTGCCAAATTCATTGGCAACGCGGGCATCTGCCTCAGCGTCAGTTATTCCGTATCGGTCGATGAGCTTTTGTTTTCGCTCGGCTTTGGCTCGATCGAAGGCTTCTTGGAATCGTAGTCTTCCAGCATCTCCATCTGCGCTTGCCAGAACCCCGGTCGATTGTTCCGGCAGTGCTTTTGCGCCTGAGTCATTTGCTCCTCCCAATGATTGCTCGACTCCAGCAATGTCAGCGGCCGACCCAGCTCCCTCTCCGCCGCCATCCAAAGACGCGCCGTTCCGCAAATTCTCAGGTTGTCCGAATCGTCCTCGCAGACCATCGTATCGCTGTTGTTCATTGACATCGAGTGCCTCCCCAGATTGAACTTTGGAGTTTAGTCCATCGAACTCATCCTTGGCAATCTGATCCTGACGCGTTTGATCCACAGCGCGGATCTTGGATAGCGTGTCCGCTACGTTGGATTCGCCTTGCTTTGTGACGGCAAGAGGATTGATAGATGGAACAGATTGAGTGGCGGCAGCAATGGCCTCGTCGACGCTTTGCGCATTGGCGAGATTGGGGTTGATGCTGACGGGCCTGATGTTTGGCTGACCCGGATCGTACGCATCGATGTTGCGAGAGAGTTCGCGCGCGGCCTGCTGCGTCGGATCGACGCGTGTGTAATAGGCGTCAGCTGCCTTTGTTCCGGCAACCTGTGCGACGCGAGGCGCGAAGTGCATCAGTGCGCCAGTGATCGCCTCGGCTGTGGTTTGATCTGGATCGTGCGGAGCTGATGCGCTGCCGAATGCTTGATCAACGGCAGACTGCGTTGCACGCTGAGCTGATCCGAGTCCGGCGAAAGACCCAGCGCCGACGGCGGCAGAAGCTGCCTCGTGAGTCAGAGCGTTAGCACCGGCCTTCTCCATTCCAGCCGTGGCAACGTGACCAATCTTTCCGGATGCGAATGGCATTCCGAGCCCGAAAGCGAATGCGACGCCAGCATCAGCGCGAGCTTCATCCTCAGACTTGCCAGAATCGCGAGCGCCTTGATACGCATCGTTAGCCATAGGAGATGCAAACAGAAGCGCATCCGTGGCCAGTCCGCCGCCGGTCAGAAGCGCAGGAGCCACGGCACCAGCCATGTGTCCAACCTTACCGACCAGCGTGTCGCTGCCTTGCGTTGCCTGCCATCCAGCCAATGCCTCGCGCGCCTTCTTAAGTGCGTAGGATTGATCGTCCATACCGAATGCATCAGCGTACATCTTGGAGAGTGCTAGCTCGGTGTCAGTCGCTCCGCCCAATGCGTTGGCCGCGAAGTCTTGCACCTTGCTTCCGCTGGAGACTGGAGTGCTCAGCGTGCCTGACTTGCCATCCCACGGCGTTGCAGATCCGTACTGCGTAGATTGCGCGTAGTCGCGGCGCTCAAGCTTCTCGGCTTCGGCAGGATTGAACGGAGCTTCAGGAATGGTCATGCCTTCCAGCACGCTTTCCTTCTTCTGACCAGCAGACGTGATCGCACCCCATGCGTCGTCAGCTCCATAGACGCCAGAGTCTGGCGCATCTTGTGCCGCTTGTGCAGACGCAATGATCCCTTGAGTCGGGCCACGCGACGCATTGCCGCGCGCGAACTCGTTCGTTCCTTTGGGCTGGTTTACAGATCCTCGGCCTGCGCCAGCGCCATATCCGATCAGCTCGCCACCAGACGAAAAGTCGGGAGCGCCTACAAGTTCACCACCGCTTGAAAAGTCTAGTGCCATAGGTTACTTCTTCCGATATTGTTTGCCGTCTGCGGGATTGATGTAGATGGAGCCAGATGGAAGTGCAGCGAACTCAGCTTGCGACTTCGGGGATGCGATTGACGATGCGGGCGCAGGAGAACTATCGCCAGATCGCTTTGACTTGAGCGTGCCAAGGATCTCATCCTGCTGATCCTGCAACGCCTTGTAGCGTGCGGGATTTTTCTTGTCATCGCCACTGTTGATCATGTCATTCGTGATACGAGTGATGGCGTTGAGCTGAGTCGTGAGCTTCTCGGACGCGTCAGCCTTCTCAGATTGATTCCCCTTGGCGAGCTGAGCGATCAGCAATTTCGTCTGGCGATCGCTTGCAGCGATCTGCTCGCGCGTCAGGTTAGAGTTGATGTTGTTGGCGGCAAGCGTATCGTCGTGATTCATCTTTCCGAGCAGTAGATTTGCCGATGCATCAGAGCGCTGATCCAGAGCGGCGACCTTGTCGTAGTCGCCATATCCAGTCTGTGCCTCAGCCATCGCTGCATTGCGTGCGTTACCCATGAAGTCAGACTTGGCTTTGCCCTGAGCCGCATTGATGATTCCGACGCCTTTGTCGTACGCAGCCTTGGCTTCAGGCGTAGCGTCATCAGGAAGCTGATCAACGCCGCTGAACTTGGTTGCGACGTCAGCATCCGCATTGCTTTCGAGCTGAGACTGGATCGCCTTCGACTTGGTCTGACGTGCAGTGTTAGCCGCTTCGACCTTCAGCGCTTCGATCGTCTTCTCGCGCTCGATTGCTAGATCGCTTTGGATCTTGGCGAGGCTTGCCTGCTTGTCGGCCTCTTGATCCAGCTTAATCTGATTGCCAATGACGCCAGCGCCAGCTTCTGCAGCGCCGCCCATGAAGTCACCTAGGAATCCCATTATTGCGCTCCCATTTGCTGACCGATGATTCCTTGCGGAGCCTGCGGCGGTTGAGGTGCTGCCGGAGCAGGCTGTGCAGAGTTCTCCTTCATGATTGCTTGCATCACGTCGTGCACGATCTTCGGATCTGCCTTGTGGCCAGTGACTTCCTGCGCAAGATCGACCATGATGACGTAGGTGTTCACGCCAAGTTGCGGCAAGATCTGCGGAGGAATTTGCGTGGCCTTCTGCAGAACTGCGAGCACCGTGTGCACAGCGACGACAGCGCCGTCCTTCGTGCCGAGCATCTTCAGGAATGTCTTAAAGCGACCGGGTTCGTACACGATCTTCTTCACGGCAAGCGTGAGCTTCGTCAGGAGTTGTTGATCTTGAGGTGTCATTGGTTAGCTCCGGACGGTTCCGTTGGAGTTGAAGACTGGCGTGCCGTCGATGCGCTTGAGTACGCCTTGGATGATTCCCGGCTTCTTTGGCAAGGAGGAAATAGCTGCACTGTTTTCTTCTGCGGTCTTGCGCTGATTGGCGTACTGAGCATTCACGACATCGATGTTGTTCTGCAACTTCTTGTCGTTCATCTCGCGCTCGTTGGAGTTCTTCTGCGCGTTAGCGATGCCAGTGAGTGCCATCATCAGAAGAGGGTTCTTCTGATTCTTGGTTTCTCCAGCCCACCCCCAGAGATCCTTCGCCTTCTTCATGGCAGAGTCAATCCAGCTCGATTCAGGAGATTGACTATTCGCTACAGAACGCGCCTCTCCGCCCCACAGATTCAAGCCAGTCGTCGCGAGAGCTGCAGCGTAGGCATCAGTGACTGCTTGTGTTGAGCTGTCCGAAGTGGATTGAGTTGACTCAGACTGAAATGCAGCAGGATTGGAGTTATAGACTGCTTGCGCGTTTGCCTCTCCTGCCGTGCTGTCGTTCGCGCTGAAGGACACCCCGGGATCATCTGCCTGAGATGTATCGGTTGTTGGGTCGAAATAGTACGTGCCGTCGGCAGTAGTCGCCATGCTTATGCTCCTTTAGCTTGTGCTCGACCTTGGTTGAACCAGTCGAGATAATTTCCTATGACGCCACTCGGCAGGGGCTCTGCTGGGGCGGATGGCGTGACAGATGCCGTATTGATTGGCGACGGAGCCGGTGGTGCGCTTGGCTTGTTCAGGATCGTGTTGGTCAGAGCTCCAACGCCATCAATTCCTGTGGCTGCGTCAATGCCGCCAGCGATGATTCCTTGGCCAATATTCCTGCCAGTCAGAAGAGCTGATGTTCCGCCTGAAGCTGCACCAGCAAGTGTGTCCGAGCCAGTCAGATCTTTGACTTGGCCTCCGATGTAGTTACTTGCAGCGTTCGCAATGCCGTTCGTTGCGCCACTGATGATGCCGTTTCCAATATCCTTGCCTTGCAATGCAGCAGATACGCCACCCGTGGCCGCTCCACTTGCGACACTTCCAATCGCATTGGTTACGTTCTTACCAAGATCCATTCCTGAGACGGCGTTCTTGGCAGCACCAGACGCCCATCCGCCCACACCAGAAAGAGCTGCGCCAGTGACGCCAGCCTTAAGAGCGCTGTCGATATTTCCACCGGCAGCTAGGTTGATACCCGCGTTCATCACACCAGCATTTACAGCGTTGGCGGCAATGCCAGCGTTCATTCCAAGAGCGCCAGCAGCACCAGATGCTGCAGCACCTTCTCCAGCAGCAGCGGCTCCGGCGGCACTGAATCCACCCGTGGCAACAGCTAGCCCACCAAGAATCGCAGCCTTGCCCAAAGGAGTGGAGGCGATGTCCGATGCGGCTTGACCTACGCCATGCACGATTCCACTTGCGGCATCACCGAGCCCACCTATGAATCCACCGATGTCACCAAGGAATCCTCCGCCAGAGGATGGGCGATAGGTCGCACCTTGTTTTCCAGCAGTATCGAACTGCGTGTACGTTCCGTCGTGGTTATCACGGACGAAGCCTGTGATGTTGGACTTGTCATCCCGCGTTCCATTGCGACCGTCGACTTGACCGTACTGCGTAATTACATTGCCGCTGCTTAGTAGATTCTTTATCGGCTCAGACGCAAGGTACTTCTGCATCGCCTGCGAATTGAGCGAAGCCATTGCGTTATCAAACCCAACGCTGTTGAACTCTCGATTGCGTCCGTAGCCGGATGTGTACTGATCACGCAGAGCGAGCATCTGATCGTAAGACGCCTTGAACGGAGAGGTTCCATAGCGCTCGCGCTCAAGCGCAGCAGACTGCGCCGGAGTCAGCGATTCCTGATAGCGACCACCACCGCCCGGCATTTAAGCCACCGCCTTTTTGATCATGGTTTTACGATTCCGCTTAGGTCGATGTTTCCAGCAAGAGATCCGATGAGCTTCATGGACTCCTCTACGTTTTGCTGGACTTGAGCGATAGCGTCAGCTTTTGCTGCGCCAGTGATGTTCGTATCAGCCAAGATCTTTTGGATGTTGTTCTGCGCGTTTGTCATCACATTCGTCGCAGACTGAGATCCTTGGGTGACGTTCTTGTATTGCGCCTCGATGTTCGCAATGGATGTCTGGCCATTGATCTGCGTGTTCAGCTTGGCGAGATCATTGATCTGCTGCTGATTCATGTTGGCGACGTTGTAGCCCTGCTGCTGAGCCAGCTTGGCCATGTCGTTTTGCTGCTGAACAGACATCTGCTGCAGGGTGTTCTTCGCCTGCACATCCATCTTACCCAGATCAAAACCGTACTGAGTGGACAGCGTCTGCAGGTTGTTCTGCTGCTGGACGTTCATCTTCTGCAGATCATTAACCTGTTGCGCTGACATCGTCTGCAGGTTGTAGCCCTGATTCGCCGCCATCTTGGCCAGCGTGTTCTGCTGGTCTGCAGTCATCGTCGTCAGAGTCTGGCGCGTCTGAGCGTCCATCTTTCCGAGATCGAAGCCGTACTGAGTAGACAGAGTCTGCAGGTTATTGGCCTGCTGTGTTTGCATGTTCTGCTGCGTGTACTGCTGCTGCGTCGCAAGATTCGCCTGCGTGTTCGCCTGATCTACGGCCGTCTTCTGCAGCGTGTTGGCCTGCTGATTCGTCTGCTGTGCAAACGCATTCGCAGTTCCGGCGTTCGTTTTGGCCGCATCCGCATAGGTCGCAGCATTCGCATTCGCAATCGGCACGGCCGCGCGCAGCATCGCATCCTGACCTGCAGTCGCAGCCATGCTGGAGTTCAGCAATCCAGAAGCGGCAGAAGCCTGCTTGGCCTGCGTCTGCGCTTGCTGCATCAGATCGCTGTTCGGATCGAGCACCTTGGACAGTTGGCCAGACGTGGTCTGCGTGGCAGGATCGACGTTCCAGCTAGTCGGTGCAGCCTGAGCCGTAGTCGAGTTCCCGTTTTGCGTGACACTCAACTGCGAATCGACGTTCTTCGTCGGGTCGTTCGGGAGAGTCGCGCCGGTCGCTGGATCGATCGTGGACTGCGCGTTTTGAATGATGCCTGTGGCCATCTTCGTCCTTTAGGAGTGCTCCTATATCAGAGCGGAGTAAATCGATTTTTGCAAGCGAAACTTGCTATTTCACCGGTGCAGAATTCGCCAGCATCTGATTCTTGTTTGCAGACTGATACGTCGTGCCGGTATAGAACGCAACGCATCCAGCCCAGACAGCAGAAAGCTGGCCGACCATGATCATCACGATCTCATTTCCCTTGAGTTCTGGGTGAAACAGAATCAACGATAAGATGCCAAAGAAGCCAGCGGTAACCATACATGTCAATATGGCAGGCATCTTTGAGTGCGTAGCGATCTGCATCTCACGCGCAGAGATGCGATCCTTGGTCGCAAGTTCTTCTTTCTTGAACTCCAGATCCGCATACTTGAACCCGTTGTCAGATTCGTGCGCCTTAAACTCAAGCTCCAACTGCTTGATCTTCACGATGTCTTCAGGCTTGAGCTGGCCATTCGTCAGAGCCTCTTGGATCTTGTCAGTCGTCGGAGAGTCCATGCCAACGGCGTTACCAATGGCAGAGACGACCATCCCGGCGGCAGGCCCGAGAGCGGCGCTTGCGACGGTCGGTGCGATGGTCTTCAGAAAGTCGATCCAGTTCATAGTTCACCCCATCCAGTAATGTGTGCGCGTCCTTGCGTCAGTTCCAGCCAAAACATCCAAACCGCAGTACCTGCACCGTGTGCTTCCTCAAACCGCCCCTGCCTAACGTACTGCTCACGCTTGGCAAGAATCTTCGCAATAGCAATTGCTTCTAGCTCACTCAGCCGCTTGTCTTGCAGGTCGATTTGGGCAAGTACGTTTTCAGCTTGGGGCAGGTTACTCATGCAAAGCCCCTAGTCCCGTCTTTGTCAATCACCAGTGCCTGTCTTTGCATTCCGTTGAATGCGATATG